TACATCTACGTTAGGAATTGTTGCTAGAGAGTACGAAGTTTCTCAACTTGTACAATTACTACAGACTATGGGCAAGGATACACCTTACTATCCAGTTATGCTTAAGTCTATCGTAGATAACATGAATGTCTCCAATAGAGAAGAGTTGATTGGACTTATTGAAGAAGCTGCACAGCCTAACCCTGAAGCTCAGAAAGCTCAACAGGAAGCTCAACAGGCAGAACTTGCACTTAAGGCATCACAAACTGCTGCACTCAATATGCAAGCTAAAGAGTCTGAAATGAGGGCACACAAGCTACATGAGGAAGCTCTAGCAGTACCTAAGGAGACTGAGATAGCTCATATGAAGGCTGTCACAACTAACCTACAGGCTGGTGATAAGGACGACAAAGAGTTTGAACGTAGGATGCGTGTCTCTGAGGGCATTTTAAAGGAGCGTGAGGTACAGTTAAAAGAACGTGTAGCTACGCAACCCCCAGCGCCAAACGTGGCTGAGAACGCCTTAATGGAGCGCCTAGCGCCTAATGTAGCCGAGGGGCCACCTGAGGGGTTTGAATGATAAGTAATGACGCTAAACTCTTAGCTGTCTATAACAATCTTGAGAAGCAAATTAAAGCCTTGCAACTCAAGCATGGCGTAGATGGTAACGATGGTGCTGATGGTATCTCAATCAAGGGTGACCAAGGTGACCGAGGCCACGATGGTGTAGGCCACGATGGTAAGCAAGGTGTCCATGGTGCTGATGGTTCCGATGGTTCTGATGGTTCTGATGGAGTCTCAATTACTGAGGCTTCTATTGACTTTGACAATCATTTAGTTATTAAGTTATCTAATGGTAGCGAGATAGATGCTGGTGAAATCAAAGGCGGCTCAGGTGGTGATCGCTACATGAGTAATGTTGGTGGTGGTGGTCGCGGCCCTGCAGGTGTCGGCACTGACCTTAAATCTTTCTACACAAACATAACAGTCCCTGTGGGAACTTCTACGCTCACACACAACATGAACCTAATAAACCGTAATGCTTTCATGATAAACTTCATGGTGGATAATACATTTATCGTATATGGCTTCACTTCTGTAGATGTCAATTCAATAACTATAGATAGTTCATTACTAGAGCGTGAGAATGTATCTATATTCATGACAGGACTGGGAGTATAGTTATGGGCATAAGATATATGAGTGGTTATGACATTAAAGTGTTACCTAAAGCACCTCCAACACCTAAAAAGAATACCTGTATCATATATGCTTTGCCTGATAAGTCAGTTTGGCGTATGTGGGACGATGGTTCTAAGGAGCGTATAAGTGTCACATGAATGTCAGACAACCTATGAGGTGCCTACAATTAGTTTCATACCTGACGTGCCCTTAGAGGGTACTGCACGTATCTATAGTAGGGAAGGGGCAGCTTATGCTCTATTCCCTGACGATACTGAGGTTAAGTTAACAATAGGCACCGAGTCAACACTACACGATAATTGGTTTAGTTTAAGCAAGTAAACAAGAGGCAGCAAGTAATGGTATCACAGCGAGACTTAGAGAATGTAGTTAAGCAGGTCAATTCCAGTTATGAGTATTTAGTCAATAGAGTGAATAGTTTAGAAAGTAAACTTGCTGCTTTAGAGGCCATACCACATAAAGAGGAGAAAGTAAAGAAATAACTTGACTTTTATTCAATAACATGCTATACTATAGGTAAGATATGACAGAACAAGAACTAGAGCTATACTTTAGACAGATGAATGATCTCTTTCGTACAGAAGGTTGGCAAACATTCATAACTGACTTAACAGCTAATAGTGCTAATATTGATTCTATCGAAGGTGCCAAGGATAACAATGATCTTTACTTCCGTAAGGGTCAATTGAACATCATTGGCGCTATCCTCAATCTTGAAGAGACTACACGTTTCGGTCAAGAAGAATCCCAAAGGTCACTAGACGATGTTTAGATTTTATGACTACAAATGTGTCTTAGGACATATCAACGAACATATGGTTAAAGGCTCACCTGACACACAACTGTGTAAGGACTGTTCAGCCGAAGCAACCAGACAAGTTTGTTCCCCACGCCCCGTACTTGAACCTTTCTCTGGCGACTTCGCTGGTGCCACTATGAAGTGGATAAAGGCTCATGAACAAGGCAGAGCAAAAGCAGAGAAGGCCAACCCTGATAGTTAGGAGCTTTCATTTCTAATATCTCCACAATACTAAGGTACGGAGTTTAATATGGCAGCAGTAATCCTCGATGAGGACTTAAGTAATGAGCGTTTTGATAGCTTAGATGATATGGCTACAGATACAGAAGCAAATCAGGAACCTTCGCAAGAGGCAACACCTGAGGCAGCACCTGAACCTGAAGCATTCCCTGATAAGTACAGCGGTAAGTCGTTAGAAGATGTAGTACGGATGCACCAAGAGGCTGAGAAGCTATTAGGTCGTCAATCTTCTGAAGTAGGTGACTTACGCAATGTAGTCGATAGCTATATCAACACACAACTCACGTCAAATGAGGCATCACAAGCCCCTGCTGATACCCCCGAAGACATAGATTTCTACTCAGACCCTGAGAAGGCAATGAGCCGAGCTATAGACAATCACCCTTCCGTTAGAGCAGCAGAAGAATCCACGAGAGCTTATAAACAGCAAACCTCAATGGCACTTCTAAAAGACAACCATCCTGAGATACCGCAGATCGTAAATGACCCTAAGTTCGCAGAATGGATAAAAGCCTCTAAAATACGGACACGTATGTTTGTCCAAGCAGACCAACACTTTGATGTAGAAGCCGCAGACGAAATCTTCTCCCTTTGGAAAGATCGTAGTGGTGCTATCAATCAAACACTTCAGGCTGAGAAAGAAGGAAGGCAGAAAGCTGTCAAAGAAGGGTCTATGGGTTCTACCCGTGGTAACCCTGATTCTAGCACTTCCAAAAAAATCTACAGACGAGCTGATATTATTAAACTTATGAAAACAGACCCTGATCGCTACTTAGCGTTATCTGATGATATTGCACAAGCATATCGTGAGAAACGGGTTAAATAAACAAACCTTAACTTTTAAAATAGAGAGACATTAAAAATGGCTACTTCAGTATATCCCGCAACAGGCGGCATGGTTGGTAACACAGACGCAGCAACTTTCATCCCAGAGATTTGGTCTGACGAAGTTATCGCAGCCTACGAGAAGAATTTAGTATTAGCACCACTAACTAAGAAGATTTCAATGTCAGGTAAGAAGGGTGATACAATTCATATCCCTGCACCTACCCGTGGCGTTGCAACTGCTAAGGCAGAGAACACTGCTGTAACAATTCAGAATGCTACTGAGTCAGAAGTTACAGTTACTATTAACAAGCACTTTGAATACTCACGTATGATCGAAGATATTACTAACGTACAAGCTCTTGCTTCTCTACGTCAGTTCTATACTGGTGATGCTGGCTATGCTTTAGGTAAGCAGGTTGATGACGACATGTTCACCCTAGGTAAGTCTTTCGGTGACGGAAATGGTTCATCTTGGCACACCTCAGCAGCTTTCTTTAATGATGCTGCTACAGGTACTACTGCTTATACTGCTGACACTGTTGTGCCTGCTGACGTATTTGCTGATAGCTTCCTACGTGACATGGTTCAGAAGATGGACGATGCTGACACCCCAATGGACGGACGCTTCTTGGTCATCCCACCTGCAATGCGTAATGCTATCATGGGTGTTGATCGTTATGTGTCTTCTGACTTCGTTAATGGTCAAGGTGTTGTAAATGGTAAGATCGGTGAGTTGTATGGTGTAGACATCTATGTGTCTAGTAACTGTCCTATCCTTGAGACTGCTGCTGAGAACGCTGCTACTGCTGGTGGTATCATTCGTGGTGCATTGCTTGGTCACAAGGACACTATGGTTCTTGCAGAGCAACAGGGTATCCGCTCACAGACTCAGTACAAGCAAGAGTTCTTAGGAACCTTGTACACTGCAGACCGCTTGTATGGTACTCAGGTATTGCGTCCAGAGACTGGCTTCGTAATGGCAGTTAACGGCTAACCTCAGCTAACTAAAGGAGCCTCTAGTATAAACATAACTTACTAGAGGCTCCTATTTTTTTAACTTAAATTTACACATAATTAAAGAAGACTGAGGTTTAAGGATGAAGGGTATAAAACATTACTTAAAGAATGGCAAAGAATATACAGGCCCAATGCACAAAACAGCAGGTAAGGCTATGACAGGAGCTAAACACACTGCTTCTAGTAAGCCTTTGTTTCACAAAAGTTCGTTAGTTAAGAAGAAATAGGAGGCATTATGCCATATGGTACAGGAACATACGGAAGTAAAGTAGGACGCCCTAAGAAGAAGGTTGTAGCTAAACCTAAAGCTAAACCAGTTAAGAAGAAATAGGAGAACTGTAATGGCTAAAGATGCTAAACTTACTAAGCTAGGTCTTGCAGGCTACAACAAGCCTAAGCGAACTCCTAGCCACCCTAAGAAGTCTCATGTGGTCGTAGCAAAAGTAGGTGATAAAACAAAGACTATTCGCTTTGGTGAGCAAGGTGCTAAGACTGCAGGCGCACCTAAGGCAGGTGAGTCAGAAGCAATGAAAGCAAAACGTAAGTCATTTAAAGCAAGGCATGGCGCGAACATAGCTAAAGGTAAAATGAGCGCAGCTTATTGGGCCAATAAATCAAAATGGTAAGGATTGAATATGGGTATACTAAATACAATCTTTGGCTCTGGTGAAGTCATAGAGAAAGGCTTGGGGTTGATAGACGACTTGCACACCTCAGACGTAGAGATGATAGAAGCTAAGAATGAAGCAAAGATATCTCTCATGCAGAGCTACGCACCATTCAAGATAGCACAGCGTTACATTGCACTGATGTTTGGCGCAACATACATTAGTACATACTTGTTAGTCATAGCAATGACCTTCATGGGTCAAGACATTACACAAGTAAAGGATATTTTACAAGAGTTTCAAATCGACTGGATAATGCTTTCAATTGTAGGTTTCTACTTTGGTGGCGGTTTGGCTGATAGCATACTAAGACCAAAACCTAAGCGCATAGCTTAACTAACAAATGGAGGCCTCTTATGGCTGATGTCGAAGAGGTCAATCGTAACCTGACCAAGTTAGAGAATAGAGTAACGCATATTACAGATGATGTAATTGAACTTGAGAAGCACCAAGCAGTCCTACAGCATAGAATCAAGGAGTCTGAAAGCAAGATCAGTAGTTTCAATGATAAAGGTTTATGGCTATTCAAACTAATTGTAGGCGCTGTTATTCTAGCCGTCTTAGGTTTTGCCTTGAAAGGAGGCTTAGTATTATGAACAAATTACACCCTAGTTCCAGTTCTTTTGCCTCTCTTGTCTTTTGGGCTTTGCTTATAGGCGTAGGTGGTACAGGCATACTAGAGAGCTACCGCCATATCACAGCAGCACCAGTACCCTACTCAAATGTTGAGATACTTTCAGTTACAGAGGCACCTAAAGTAGGTTATCTAGTTGAAGCTGTCTTCACGAAGAATGAGTGTACCTTTAAACGTCTTGAAGTCTTTGGAAATAACACAGGCGTACTTACGTATCTTAAGTGGCAACCTAAAGATGGTTCACCAAGTAAGAATTATGACAGGTCTAAAGGACAGCAATATTTACTCATAGAGGTTACAACAGTACCAAACTCTTACGACACTATTGAGATACGCACACGACACGATTGTAATGGCGTTATCGTTGATAAAGTCTTTGCTATTATTGATCTAAACAAGGCAGACAAATGAAAACATACCTACAATTAGTTAATAATATACTCATTCGCCTTAGGGAGCGTGAGGTTACATCCATTGATGAAAACAGCTATTCTAAGCTAATTGGTCTAATGGTACATGACGCTATAGAGTCCGTGGAAAGTGCATGGAACTGGTCTAGCTTACGTCAGGCAATCACAGTAACAACATCAGCAAGCACCTCTAGCTACGCTATCACAGCCTCAGGTGATCACTCAACAGTCTTTAATGTTATCAATGACACCAGCAACAATTGGATAACCTATAAAACGACTGACTGGTTTGACAATGCTTTCTACAACAACACAGCACCTGAGGGCACACCAGCTTACTATACGTTTGATGGTTTAGACTCTAATGGCGACACTAAGATCAAGTTATACCCAGTGCCTGATGGTGTCTTTAGTCTCGTAGTTAACATAGCTAAACGCTCACCTAACATCTTATTAGATGCAGACACCTTAGATATACCCTTCTTACCTGTACAAGCTCTAGCCTACGCAATGGCTGTTGAGGAGCGTGGGGAAGACGGAGGTATGTCACCTGTCTCAGCTAAGGCTTTGGCAAACAACTTCTTATCTAATGCTATTGCTATTGATGCAAGTAAGCATCCAGAGGAACTCATTTGGGAGGCACCATAACATGGCTAAACCATTACTAGCGGCCTCCATAGCTGCCCCTGCATTCTTCGGTCTAAACACCCAAGACTCAGGGGTTTCGCTAGAGGATGGTTACGCACAACACGCAGACAACTGTATCATAGACAAGCAAGGACGCTTAAGTGCCCGTAAGGGATGGGCTTATCAGTCATTGTCCGTAGACACTGTAGTAGATGACAACGTAGGTATTAACTTACTTGGCATGGCAGACTTCAAGGACATCACAGGAACAGACACACGCCTATCATGGACTGCTGATAAGTTCTACAAAGGCACAGTAGACTTAACCACAGTCACACCAACTACCACAGACACTATAGCTGTAGGTAACTGGCAATCAGCTACTTTAAATGACCATCAATTCTTCTTTCAACGTGACTACATTCCTTTGGTCTATAGTGACGAGACAGGTTCAACAGTATTTGACTCAATGGCTGTACACACAGGCGCTACTACAGGCTACCCTAGTGCGAACACAGTTCTAGCAGCGTACGGACGCTTATGGGCTGCAGATACTACCGCAAATAAGACTACAGTATGGTTCACTGACGTATTAGATGGAACTGACTGGAATACAGGTACAGCAGGTTCAATAGATATCTCTAGTGTCCTTACTCAAGGTATGGACGAGATAGTAGCCTTAGGCGCCCATAACGGCTTCCTAATTATCTTCTGTAAGAATAACATTATCATCTATGGTGATGGTAATAACTTCCAAGCCTCAATGACAACTACCTCACTTACGTTAACAGAAGTTATCCAAGGTGTCGGTTGTATCGCTAGGGACTCTGTACAGAACTCTGGTGAGGATATCTTATTCTTAAGTCGCACAGGTGTACGTTCACTCAATCGAACAGTACAAGAGAAATCTCAGCCTATGCGAGACATCTCTAAGAATGTACGTGATGATATCAATATAGCTATTGAGTCCGAAGTATTAGAGGATGTTAAGGCTGTCTACTCACCATCACATGCTTTCTACTTGTTATCCTTTCCTACCACTAGACAGACCTTTGTGTTTGACACACGTAAGACACTAGAGAATGGAGCTTATCGGGTAACTGTATGGCCCTCACTCACGCCTAAGGCTTTCCTATCGTCAGGTCAGGATATACTATTTGCACAGCCTAATGGCATAGCTAAGTATATAGGTTATCAAGACAATGGTACACAATATCAAATGTCTTACTACAGTAACTTCTTTGACTTAGGACTGCCTAACGTAAATAAGATCGTAAAGCGACTAACAGCTACCACAGTAGGTGCCACGGGTCAGACCTTCGCACTTAAGATCGGTTATGACTATAGCCCTATCTTCTACTCTCATGCGTTTACACTAGAGACTGGACTTATCTATGAGTATGGTGTTGCTGAGTATAACCTTTCGGAGTACGCAGGTTCAGTCTTAATTAATGACCAACAGGCAGCAGCCTCAGGTTCAGGTAACATACTACAGATGGGCTTTACTGCTGAAATCAATGGTGGTGCGCTGAGTCTACAGAAACTATCAATATATGCTAAACAAGGTAAGGTAATTTAATAATGTCTAACTATACTAAAGCTACAAACTTTGCAACAAAGGATGCCTTAACCACAGGTAACCCACTCAAGACCTTAAGTGGTACTGAGTTAGATGACGAGTTTAATGCCATATCCGTAGCCAGTGCTACTAAGGCTAACGCTAACAACGCAGCACTTACTGGTGTCCCTGTGGCTCCTACAGCGGCTGCTGACACTTCAACCACTCAGGTAGCTACTACAGCCTTTGTGACTACAGAAGCTAACCTTAAAGCTGACTTAGCTAGCCCTACGTTCACAGGCGTACCAGCGGCTCCTACAGCGGCTGCAGACACTTCTACTACACAACTAGCTACTACAGCCTTTGTGACTACAGAAGCTAACCTTAAAGCTGACCTAGCTGGCGCTGCATTCACTGGTGCTATCACTACTACCTCTACTGTTGATGGTGTAGACATAGCCACTAGAGATGCTATCTTAAGTTCAACTACTGTAACTGCTGACGCTGCATTGCCTAAAGCTGGTGGCACTATGACAGGCAATACGCTACATGGTGATAACGTCAAGTCTACTTTTGGTACTGGTGGTGACTTAGAGATTTACCATGATGGTGGCACTAGCCATATAAGAGCCATTAGTAACACTTTAATTATCGAGTCTACTACAGGTGATGTTCAGATTCGACCAAAAACAGGTGAGAAAGCATTAGAATGTAATGATGATGGTAGTGTGAAGGTGTATTACGATGGAAGTCCTAAAATAGCCACCACAACCACAGGCGTAAACGTAACTGGCACTGTAACTTCTAGTGACAAATTAATAGTTAATACTTCTGGTGCAACTAACAGTAGTGTTGGTTTAAACATTAACACCAGCGGAACTAACTTTGAGTCTGACGATGGTATTATCAATGTAACTCATGCAGCTACTGGCGCTACTACTGGTGGCTATTTCATGAAGATGAAAGCTGGCGGTGCTGATAAGTTTACTGTTAAAGGTAATGGCGATGTCAATGCTAGCACTGTAACGGCTGATGGTTTGGGTATTGGTACCGACTCACCATCATACCCCTTAGAAGTTCAGTCAGGTGGTGTAGGTACTGTTCTACGCGCTGGTACAACTAATGTAAGTATAGACTCTACAGGCTCCGCAGCCTCACCTTCTTTAATTTTTAATGGGGATGCTGACTCTGGCTTATGGCGACCAGCTTCTAACGTGATTGCATTATCTACTACTGGCACAGAACGCATGCGCATAGACAGTGCTGGTAACGTGCTTGTTGGTAAGTCTGCTTCTACAGGAGTGACGGCAGGTTGTGAGCTTCGCCCAGAAGGTTATGGTGTGCTTACCAGATCAGGCGCTCACCCATTGCAAGTTCGTAGGTTAATTGATGATGGCGACATTATTGAGGTTTATAAAGATACTGCTAAGGTGGGTAGTATTGGTGTAGCTAATTCAGGGAGGTTTTATATTGGTAGTGGTGATTCGGCACTTAACTTCGACGCAACTAATAATGCAATTTACCCGTGGAACGCAACAACTAACGGCACTAGCGATAACACCACTGATTTAGGCATCTCGTCAGTAAGATTTAAAGACGCACACCTATCAGGTCAAGTAAACACTGGTACGATAGTGACTACTGGAAACGTAGGTATTGGTGCCACCCCCCACGCATGGTATGACGGAGTTAACGATAGGTTTGCTTTACAGGTAGGAAATTACGCAGCACTTACGGGTCGTAGCAATGATACGGATACAGAGCTAACTAATAATGCCTATCTAAGTGCTGATGGTGTATGGTCAAGTTCTACTAGGTGGCCTAAGCAGCAAATGGCCATGAGTAACGCAGGAGACATTAACTTTAAGGTATCACCTACAGTTACTCAAGTAGCTTTCGATGCAGACCCTACAGTAGCGTGGACTACTGCTATGACTATTGATACCGCTGGACTCGTAGGCATAGGAACCTCGGCACCTACAGCCAAACTAGAAGTATCTGGCCCAGCGAGCATTACCTCATTCACGGGTACTTCTGAGTTAGGCGTAGTTGTCAGCGGCTCAACAGCGGCAACAGACTACAGTGGTATTGATTTTAAAGGTAATAGCCAAACTAACCCTACGGCTAGAATTGCTGCATTAACCACGGGAGGTGGTAGTAAGCTACAGTTTGGCACATCGAATAGCTATGGCTCAGGCATTACGAATACTGCTATGACTATAGATGCTACTGGCAACGTGCTTGTTGGTACTACTACAATATCGGGGCTAGGAGGTACTGGCAATACAGGTATTAGTTTAAGTTCGTCTCAGCATCAAATTGTAGTCCAAACTGCTAGTGATGTATCTCTTTATTTAAATAGAACTGGCTCAAACGGGGCTGTTCAGGAGTTTCGCAAAGACGGTACTACGGTGGGTAGTATCTCAGTAACAGGGTCAGCCACAGCTTATAACACAAGCTCAGACTATCGTTTGAAGACTGACGTTCAGCCAATGACAGGTGCTACAGCTACACTTATGCAGCTAAAGCCTTGTAACTTTGAGTGGATTTCAGATGGTACACGTACAGACGGCTTCCTAGCACATGAGCTTGGGGCAGTTATCCCAGCAGCAGCACATGGAACTAAGGACGCCATGAAGGATGAGTCTTATGTTATCACTGAAGCTATTGAAGCTACTTATGATGAAGAAGGCACTGAAGTCACAGCAGCAGTTGCTGAGGTCACAGGCATCCGTAGTGTTCCCGATATGCAAGGTATTGATCAATCTAAGGTTGTACCATTACTTACTGCAGCACTACAAGAAGCTATTGCTACAATTGCAGCTATGGAAGTTCGACTAGCAGCATTAGAAGTCTAAAGACAGGAGATAACACATGGCATGGACACAGAAGACTAAGGCCAGCCCCTCAGGTTCGCAGAAGAGAGAAGCGGCTAGGAATGATAATAACGACAGGGCACCAGTAGCCAAGAAGAGGCGAGGCAGCGGTAAGTCTAAGAAAGCAGCAATAGTTAAAGCGACTAGGGCTGCATCACCAAAATATAAGTATGGTAACAATGATGGCCCATCGGATGCTGTACTTAAGGCAAGGGCTGCTGCG